AGACGTGGTCAATGACGGGGTGCTCGTATCGGCTCACGGCCATTCACCCGTGTCCCGCACGCGACGGACCATCATTGAGTAGACGGTCATGTCGTGCCAGGTGTCGTCACTCGGCCTGCGGCCCGACGCGATGGCGCTCACCGCGCGGGCTATCTTGCCGAGCTGGTAGAAGACGATCCCGATTTCCTCGTCCGAGACGACGTCGGGCGCGACCCCGATCATTTCCCGCATTGTCGACCCGATGATCTTCAGGTCCAGCGAGCCGTACTCCTTGCCCTTGATGATAGCGGGTTCGACGTCATCCGCCGATACCCCGGCCCACCACGCAGCCAGTTCGCTCATGCACTCTCTCCTACTACCTGTGTGTACGGGCTGGTGCCGATCAGATTGATCGGTTGCCCCAGCTCGAACGACTTGTCAGCGATCCAGCGTCGGGCGCGCTCGCTCAGTAGCGACCACTGGGTCGCGCCCTTCACCTCTGGGAACAGCTGGTCTAGCATAGTGATGGCGATGCGGATCTGCGGCGAGGGCGCACCGTTCGCGCACATCGCCCGGTAGGCCAGGTCGGGGTCCCACTCACCCACGCGCCGAACGCGCTTGGTCACCGTGGTGTACTCCTCCGGCAGGCCCAGGGTGGACCAGTTGGTCTCCGCGTGCAGGGGTCCGGAATTGCCGGCGACCCGGATCGGCCTTGTTCTAAAGACGATCCAGATCTCAACCTCCTCGGGTCGCCAGCGCCAAGGCGAGACTCCGGCCTGTGCCATGAAGTCAACCGCCCGGCAGTCTCCGGACGTGCAATAGGGGTACAGGCCCGCGTGGATGCCGAGCCCGAACCCCTGGGTGCCCTCGATGATCACGTCGCGACCGGCGGTATTCCAGTCCTCGATCAAGTCGGGTACGTGTGCTGGGTTGTGCAGAGCGCCCGCCAACTCCGCTGTCCGCCAGATGCGGTCCGCGCGAGCCGCACCTACACCCTTGGCTGTTGAGCCGAGTCGGTCGTTGAGAGTGCTAGCCGCCTCGTCCTTGATGTGCTGGGCCTCCAGGAGGGTGGCCGTCGGGTCGACGTGCATTCGCCAACCGACCGCGTAGCCCGCTTCCTCTAAGGCGTTGATCTCCTCGAATAGGACTTCCGCGTTCACTTCACTGCCCGGTGCTAACGCCAGCGTGGCGCGCGGATTCACGAAGCCGACCGGCACGTGCCGCAGCTTCCACTCCGTGGTGGCCGAATCGACCACCGTGTGACCCGCGTTCGGTCCACCGACTCTGACGACTAGTGGCTCGTCGCATCCCAGGGCCAGACGCGCCGTAACCGCGCCCTTGGCCTCAGATCCGTACTGACCACCGACGACCACCATGAGCTTACTCACGCGTAGCCCTCCCGTTGTAGCTCGACTTGGTACACGATTAAGAGCCCATGTGCTTCGGCGTCCTTGGCGTGATCGCCAGGAGTGCCGAGGTGTTTGTGCAGCCGGTCCTTGAGCGGCGTGGTGTAGACGTCATTGAGCTTCGACGCCTGTGGCTTGTAGAAGGGGATCTTGTGTCGCCGCGCGATGTGCGCCAGTGCGCCGATCATCTGCGGCGTAAACAGCTCGGAGTGGCTCATCTTCGCGGCCAGCCAGGGATACAGCGTGAACCGCTCCACCACCAGCAGCCCGATCACGCCGAACCCGGCTAGGTCCCATACCGTGTCGATGCACTCGTCGGGGGTCATCTCGACGGCGGCAGTGCACTCGTCTCGGTCCCAGCTCGCGTAACCCACATGTTTATCGCCTGGGTCGATGCTGAGCCAGAAGTCGGGTAGCGGGTCGGGCCAGCGCTTACGCGGCATCGGACCACCGCTTCCGATCGATCTTGAAGGGCACGTCGAGCGGGTTGGACTGGATCTCCATCAGCCGGTCGTGGAAGATGGCGCAGCCGACCTCCTGGATCTTGTCGATGATGTGCTCCTCGCCGAGCGGCACTTCGAGCACCACCGAGTCGTGAATCTGGAGCAGCATGACACCCGGGTAGTTAGCCTCGATCCAGAGCATCCACAGTTTCATCAGCTCGGCGACTGTGCCCTGAATCACCGCGTTGAACGCCTTGTGGGTCCGCTCGCCGTAACCGAACGTGCGCCTCCGGCCGGTCACCTTGATGGTCAGGTAGCCCGATCCGCCGAGGCCCACGTCCGCGCGCCACATCGCCTCGCGCATCCCGCGCTTGAACTGCGGGTAGGTCTGGTCGTACTGGTCCTTGAGCGCCTTCACCTCGGAGAGGGTGTAGTCCAGCCCGAGGAACAGGCGAATCTGCTCCTTGAGCGTCTTCACCCCAGCGCCGTAGATGGTGCCGAGGGTGAGTCGCTTGGCCACGCCACGGAACTCAGGCCACTGTGGGTGGTCCTCTTCGAGACCGAAGATCATGCGAGCGGTCTCGCCGTGCAGGTCCTTACCGGATCGCAGCGCTGCCAGCATCGGCTCGCACCGAGTGATGGAGGTCGCAACCCGGACCTCGGCCTGGCTGATGTCCAGTTCCCAGTTATCCGTGCCCTCGCGCGGGCGGAATAGCTTACGGACGGGGACGATGCCTTCGGGGATGTGGTGAATGTGGGGGATGGCCTGGAGCTGTACCCGCTCGACCGACAGTCGGCCCGAGATGGCGCCTCCGGTTCGGCCACCGGGGCGGTCCGATTCGATGCGTCCCTGCCGGTAGTTGGTCCGGAGTCGCCCGTCCGGCCCGGTGGCGCCAGCCCAACCCCGGTACCACTTATCCTTGGCGGACTGCATCTTCCGGATGCGCTGCCACAGGGCGGCTACCTCGTTGCCCTGAGCGACCAACTCGCGGATGACCGGTGCGGCGGCACTCTCCACGCCGAAGAAGGCACGGGCACCCGGGTCGGTGGGCTTGAACGGCAGCATTTCGCAGGCTTCGGCGATCAGCCGGACCATCTTTTGGTACTCGACGAGCGAGGCCTCTTTATCGTAGCCGACGCCGCGACGCTCCATCGCGAACAGGACGCGCATCATGTCCAGTTCTAGCTGACGCACCTCCTCGAAGTGGCGCATGACCGCGCCTTCTTCGGCGGCGTCCTTCTGGTACTCGAAGAGACGGAGTGTCTGGTTGGCGTCGCGTCCCGCGTAGGCGCCGAGGACTGGCCAGGTGAGGAGATCGTACCGCCAGGTGAGGCCCTTACCTTGCCTCTTGCGCTCCTGTTCGATGGCGATCTGCCAGTCGCCCTCCTCCTCGCCCCATAGACGCTTGGCCGTAGGCTTTAGGGAGCTGGATTCGAGCGGCCAGATGAGGCCGTTCGCGTGCTGGGTGTCCCAAATGACGGACTTGGTGAGATCCAGCCCGGTGCCGGAATCGAGCCGGTGACCGGCCGCCAGTATGTGGCAGTCGAACTTGGCGTGGTGCATGACCAGCGGGTGGCGGGATAACCAGCTCAGCAGGACCGGCAGGTCCTCGATGGGAAGATTGTACGCGGGGTCCTCGTAGTCATCGAACTGATCGGTTAGGGTACGTCGCCAGTGAGGCTGTGGCGGGAGGGGGTACCAACCCCAGCGTCCGCTCGGTGCCCAGGCGCAGCGTCCCGGTTTGCCCTCGATCCAGCCCTGGTCAAACGGCCACACCTGCTCTTGTAGACGGCCCTGTTCGTCGCGCCAGGCGGCAGATACAACTGAGACCCGGGCTCTTGGTGCTTTGCCCGGGTCTCCGTCGATGAAAAGTCCGCTGGTCTCGGTGTCTACGGCGATAGGCTCATATTCCGGTACCGGCGGCAGCAGCATAGGCCATTATAGCACGGCTGCTGACTACGTGTCAAGCCCCCACGGTAACAAGGCCCAGTCGGCCCAGACATGAAGGGCAGAGTACGGCCTGAACGATCGTAGCGTTCATGAAGATGTACGACACGGTGCCCGCGTTGTCGTAGATCGGCAACCGGCAGGCGTCGCACTCGTCGTGGCACTTGCAGATGTGGCAGCGCTCCCAGTGATCGGCGCACAGCACGAGCGCGTGCCGGGGAATGTAGTAGATCGGGCACGGGCTGGTCGCGCGCTCGCAGCAACAATCGACGTCCTCGGTGTACAGCCGAGTCTGCAGCGCGTGGTGGATGGCGGGGTCGTCGCTGGACGCGAACTTGGCGTTGCGAGGCGGATTCCTCCGCATGCGCTCCACCAGGAGTCGCACCTCATCACAGGCGGCGAGATACTGATCGAGGAACGGGTCGGCGGCTGTCTGCATTTCCCCTCCTAGCGCCAGCCGAATCGCCGGTTCCCCCGAGTCGGCCTAGCGATTCGACTAGCTGGATAATCCTATCATGCGGGTTGGCACCTGGTCAATGGCGGGTAAAGTCCTGCCGGAAGTCCGCATCCTTGAGCATGAGGCGCAGACGCTCAGATTCGGTACCCCGACCGACGATGCACGGCTGGGTGTAGGAGCAGCGCCACTTGCAGGTGTCCGGGTTCGGGTGGCGCGGGGTCACCAGGGTCTCCGGCTGATCGAGGTTGTTGTACGCGGCCAGAATGTCGAGCGCGGTAGACTTGATCTCCTCGATCATGGTGATTTGCTCGTCCGGGGAGCGAATCATCTTAAGCCTGGCGTAGCGCTCCTCCATCCGCATGGGGCGGACTAGACGGTCGGTGCGCGCCGCGTTGTGGATGATGCCGAAGATCCGGCCGTAGACTCCGGACTGGTTAATAATCCATTGATATAGGGCGAACTGATCGTCCAGGTCAGTCTCTTTGTCAGTAGGCAGATTCCGGCAGGACTTGTGGTCCCAAAGCCAGAGCATGCCCTCCCAGTCACGAACCAGCAGGTCCACTCGGCACTTGATGTTGATGCCCGGCATGAGTGGAAGTTCCACTCGGGGTTCCACCTGGACGATCTGTAGCTCACGGTCCTCGTCCTGCCAGTGATGAATGTATCCGTTGTACATCCAGACGATCAGCTCGCGCCAGTCGTTATCGACCGCGTTGATATAGGCTTGCACCCGTTCGATCGCCTCGGACAGGCGACCCGTGCTCTGGAGAGCGAGGTAATGAATCTCCAGTACCTTGTGCCAGAGCAGGCCCTTGCTCAGGGCGGGGGAGACTAGGGGCTCAACCCATCTCTCGGCGTAGGCGAGTCGCCATTTCAGCGGACATTGTCGCCAGGCGTCTATCTCGCTCCATGAGATCGTGATGGCGTTGGACGGCGTGCCAAGGGGGTCCACAGAATCTCCTGATATGGGACGACCCCCAGCGGGCAGATGACCTCGACCATGCTGGGGGCCGTCTAGGGCCGGTGGCGAGTGCGGACCACCGGGGTTCATGGAGTTGTATCGGGCGGTCGACCGGTTATCCGGTGCGTCCAGTACCCGTCGGTACCGGTCCGCTAGTCGGGCCGGTCGACCACCCTACCCGCGCGCCTCTACTGAGCGACAGACCGTCGTCTGATCTCGGCGCGGGCTGCCTAGGCTTCCTGGAACTCGCCCTCGGGCTGCTCGACCTGCTCCTGCTCGGTCTGCTCGTCCTCGGGCTGCTCGCCCTCGGCGGGCTGGGCGGACTCGATGTCCTCGTCCGTGACCAGCTCTTCGAGACCACCGTCCGTGTAGCTGATCAGGAGCTGGGTCGGGCTGATGGTGCGAACGACCGAAGCTTCCTGGCCGTCGTGCTCGCCGCCGAGGCGGATCACCTTGGTACCGCGCTTCGGGCGCATCTTCTGACGGGCGCGCTCCTCTTCCTTCTCCTTCTTGGACGCGGCAGTGACGGCCTCGCGCTCGGACCGGGCACGCTTCTTGGCCTCGGCCTTCTCGGCCGCCACCTCCAGGGTGTGGACCCAGTGGGAGTCGACCCCACCTCCACGCTCCTGGTCGAGACG